GTTCATGGTAAGCCTTCTTGCGCTGTTAGTACCCGTGCCCCTGAATCAGAAAAGCCTCGCCATTGTGGCGGGGCCGCGTACTACAACCCGACTGCACCGGGGTATGCTCAGGGAAGCAACATGGATATTGCTTCAACTTCCCAACGGTAGCGGATGAGTTCGCCCGCGTTGGAATGGATTCGGTGGTGGCACTCGTGACACAAACAAACGCCCGATGCAGTCGAATTGTCAATGTACGCTACGTCCAAGCGGGCGGGGCTAGACAGCTATGCCATACCCGTACCCGGCGTAGACGGTGGCGCTAGTGCTGCCATGCAACGCTGTGAATGCACCTCTCCAACTCGTCAACACGTCCTTCAAACCCTGGAAAGGTTGGTCGACCAGGATCGCGCCGAGCTCCTTGCGGTCGGTCAGCACGAAGGCGTCCTTGCGGCACCATACGATAGCGGTATACGCGCCGCTTGTGGTGTACAGCCCGGTCGCCGGCATGTTCGCCCACAGAGTCGCGGTCGGGATCACGGGCGTTCCGTAGAAGTCCACAAGAGCGCCCATCTTCGCCAAATCGTCGCCCATCGGCGTCGAGCGCATGTAGACCAGGTTCTTGTTCGTGTTGTTGTCCACGATGTTCATCCACTTGCCGCGAATCTTCGGGCTCGTGAAGATCACGAGCTTCTTCGGGTCGAGGATGAACCGTTCCGTGCCAGCGTCGATGAGCGCCAGGACATTGTCCGCATTGAACAGCGTCAAGTCCTTGCTGTTGGACATGCCGTTCTTCGCGATGTCGCGCAGCCCGTCGAAGGCCGTCTCGGCGTTCACGGAGGTGAAGCTCTTCCCGGTGTCCATGTGAGTCGCGGTTGTGTCTCCGTTCATAATGGCCGAATCGATGGCCTCGGAAACGAGCCGGATCGTGTGGTCACGGAACATGGGAGCCGCGGCCACGATGGACTCCTCGTCGAACTCGTCCGACCAGGCCACGCGGCACAGCAGCTTGACGGCCGTGATCGTCCGGGCCGCCGAGGTCGGCGTAGTCTCGGTGAACCACGCGGGGTCAATGGTCGTGGTCTCGCCCGCCTTGTAGACAGTCCCGCCGGTGGGGCTAAACGGCAAAACCCATACCTGCTTGGGCGACCGGATGCGCGGGAATTGCTTGGCGACGGTCGTCTCGTCGTAGATCGACTCCTGCATGTCGGTCGAGTACAGGGTCGGCGCCCACTGCGATCCCTCGGCAGTTGTCGCCGTGTCGATGCTCTTGGAGATGGCGTCCGTGAACTGCGGGAAGCGACTCCGGAGCATGTCCCAGTACTTGAGGCTGGAGACCGGACGATGTCCATTCTCGCCCACCTTACCGCTCACCGTGGAGAGCATGTGCAAGGTGTCCCACTGCTTGCGGAAGGCGCGGATGTCGGCCTCACCCTCGGTCTCGTCCAGGACGGCGGTCGTGATGTCGGGCAGGGACTTGATGCGCCCCAGCACGGGGTCATCGGCGTGCGCGTCCACGGGCGGGCGCGTCTTGTACTCGGCCAGCTCGCGCTCCGCCTCGATCTTCGCGGTCTTCTCGGTCTCGAAGTCCTTCTCCATCTGCTCGATGGCCTTGGCGTGCGCGGTGGCCTCGTCAGCGTTCGGCAGCTCCTTGGCTACCAGTTCATCATGGATACCCTTGATGGCCGTCACGTGAGCATCGGAGACCTTCTCAACTTCGATGCCGAAATGCTTTGCGGCCAGGGTCTTCAGTTCGTTGAGGTCCATAGCGACAGACCTCCTTGTTGTCAAGCTGCACCCAGCCCCTGGTGTGGCTACGTCTGCGGCTTAGCCCCCTGGCATGGTCGCCTCAGCGACCTCGGGGATGGTGCGCTCCCCCACCTCCGGCAACGTGGGCGCAACGACCTGCGGCAGGGATAGGGCTCCCTGCGGTGCGGCCTCCTCGGTCGGTGCCGGATGGGGCTCCAGCACGGCGGCCAGGGCGGCCTGCACCTCGGCGATGCGTTCGCGGTGCGCGGCGTCGATTGTGCGGCCTTCGCTCTGCCAGTGAGCGTGGATGTTGAACAGGCCTTCGGCGGACCCAGTGAGGCGGTCCACGTTCTCTACGAAGCGGTCCTCTTCGACGATGGCCTCTTCCCCCGCGTGCCACGTGATGCTGCCGGCGGACTTCTCCGGGAGCGGCTTGCCGAATAGCTGGTAGTACTTGGCGAGGTGCTTGAGGCAGCGTTCCTGGTCGGCCTCGGGAATGTCTACGCTACCCCGGCGCAGCGCCGACATGGCGGCGGCACACCCGCGCCAGACCGCCTGCAGTTCCCCGTCAATGACATCGGCGAACGGGAGGTAGTAGGCGGCGGCAGTGCCCTTGATGGCACGGTCGAACCACAAGAAGCCCTTGGCGTACTGGCCCCAGTCGGTCCCGTCCTCCGTGTCGGCGGCGGCGCTCAGGTGCTTGCGGGCCTGCCGCGCATCCCAGCCCGTCTCTTCGTCAGCGAGGGGCAGGTTGGCGAACGGCGTCGCGCCCTTGGTCTCGTCGGGGTCGAACACCGGCAGGGTCATGCCCAGCATCTTGGCGACCTGGAAGCTCGTGTCCGGGTTGCACGGGATCGTACACAACGAGACCTCAAGCAGCTTGCCATTCTTTGTCCAGTGCCAGACCTGTGTGTCTTCATCCACGTGGCCGTACTCATCAGTGTACTCCGCGTTGAAGCCGACCGACAAGGACGCGACCAGCCCCTCCTCGACCATCGCCATGCGGCGCGTGTCCAGGTCGGTGCCAAGGTCAATGACATCGCCGGTCACGTGGTACCCTTTGCCGGGCACGGGTGTGATCGCGGCCCACTTGCCCTGCGGGTCGGAGGTGTCGTGCATCCACGGCATGGCCGCCGTGCGCATGAAGTCGGCGAGGCTCTCGTCAAAGAAGCCGACCTCGATGACTTCCTTGCTACGGTCGGGCGTCTCAGTGGAGGCCCAACCATCAATGCGCACACGCTTGCGCCCGCCTTCGTCAACGGCTTCGGCCTTCTCGATGGTGAACGGCAGGGCTTTCAAGTGCTCAAAGGTGGGCATGGTTCACTTCTCCTGTGGTGGGCTGCCCCGGCCCTGTTTGCTTCCTCGGTGTCTCGGCCTCTAAGACCTGCGTCGCCCGTATGCCCTCGATGATGCGGATTGCATAGCCGATGATCTTCTCGCGGCTCATCACCCCCGCCGCTCGTGCCGGGTCGCACGACCACCCGTCTGGTCGCGGGTCTCCGGTACGCTCTTCTTCGCGCTGATAGAAGACAGAATAGGTGAGCAGGTCGATGTCGCTGGTACGCATCCTGTTGAAGGCGTCTGGTGTTAGCATGGCTGCCCCTTGGACTTCTGCTCGTCGGCGTCCATCTCCAGCTTCGCCACCCGCTCACGCAGCGCGGCTACTTCGTCTACCTCGGGCGGCTTCGGCTTCTTGCGGTGGTCCGTTGCCACCTCGTCGGCGAAGTCGATCTCCACGTCTACGGTAACTCCTTCGCCACTGCGCTCCCCGACGTACATGCGGTCAACGCCGTGGACGAATAGGCCAGGATCGCCTTCGTCAATCAAGTCGCCGAGTATGGCGTGCAGCTTCTTGACCGTCATAATGCCCTGTCTTCCGAACCCCTTACCCCACATCATATGACTGCCCCTTCCGTGTCAATGTTCTGTCGGCTCCGGCGTGCAGACGACCGCCTCCGCCAATCCCTCGCATAAGTCCTGACGCAACTGCTCCAGCAGGCACGCCACCTTGTCCGGGTCGAAGGAGACGGTCACGGTGTACTCGCCCGGCACCTTCCCGCCACACGCCTTGATGATCGCCGCGAAGGCCTGCGCCTGTGCGGCCGATACGTCCTCCATCTCCACGCCGAACTTCCGGGCGATGAGATACCGCAGGGCCTTGGGCGGCGCGTCCTCTGGTGTGTTGCAGGCTTCGGCGATGGCCCGCGCACCCGCCTCGCTCAACCCCTCGGGAACGGCCAGCGCGTCTTCCATCTCCTGCGCCTTGACTTCCCAGGCGTACATCATGTCCGGCTCCGGGCAGAAGCCCAACTGGCGCATGGTGCGTATCTGGTAACTCAATCTGGCGCTGTCAGCGAACGTCGGCTCACCCATCTCGTCTGCCCCTCTCGCGTCAGTCTTCATGCTCCGCCAATGACCGCTTCCGATGACGACGGCAACTGCTCTCCCACCGGGTAGAACCACAGGCTGAAGCAGTCCATCACGCATAGGGCATAGGTCGGGCCTTCATATGTGGGAGTAGACTGCAGGTACTCGTGCATTCTCTCGTCCGCGAACAGCATGTGCTTACCACACCAGTTCACACTGAAGCTCTCCGGGTCGCACCGGATAGCCAGGAACCGCTCGTCTTCATTGTGGTCATCTCTCTGCATCTGGCAACACACGGCATAGTACGAGCCGTCTCCGCGCTTGTGCCAGTCGAAGAGCTTGTCTTCATTGAACAGCATGACCATCTTGAGGACGCTGCTACTCACCGCCGTCTTCATCGCGTCTGCCCCTTCCTGTCGTCACTCGACTACGGGCAGAGCCTGGTATCCTGCTCTAGACGACTGCGGCGGCCCGCAGAAAGTGCGCGACGCTCTGTCTCCAGGTTGCCAAAAGGCGGCGGCTATTCCCAGACTACCTTGCCGTGTACCTTCCGCAGTTGGCCTTCCTCAAAGAGGATGCGCCAACGCGCCCCGCCTTCTCCCTGAAACTCCAGGTAGGAACCGGCACGCACCTGCGGCCTGATGAACGGGAGGGCAACCTCAAGGTCCCCGTAACTCTCCCGCTGGTAGGTAACGCCGGTGACATTCAGCGCATCGTCTGTCTCAACATCGAAGTCCATTTCCTCGAGCGCGTCTTCGAGGTAGCGGCACTTCTCAAAGTGGTAGTATGTGCCATGATACCCCGTCTTCAGCGCAGAGAGGGCATCGGCTTTGACTTCCTCCGCAATGTAGAACTGCCCTCCAACTTGGCTCACGTTGTAACTCATCATTGCCCCTTCCGTGTCAGTCTACTACGGGCAAAACTGCGCAGCGGCAGTTGTGGCAAACGTAACCCTTTGCCACGTAGGACTCGTCTTCCTCAACAGCGAAGTTGAATGTCTTCCGCCCCTTCTTCAGCGGGGCTATTGTGACAGCCACAACGTCTGCTTCGAGCGTCG